TGCAAGTAATCGAAAAAGGGTTAACAGTAGAGCATACAAACCAATAACCCCGAGAGACACAGCAACTATTGTGGAAATGGAACGACCATGCTGGCGAATGTGCAACGCAAACTAAGGTAGCGGCAAAGATAAATGATGAGATAAACAGAATCCGGCTTATGAATTTATTATATATAGGGCTATAGCGTAATGGTAATGCAACGGACTTTGACTCCGTTTATGCAGGTTCAACTCCTGTTAGCCCCACCAAATGCTGAGGTTGGACTATTGGCAAGTCTAGGCGGGCTGTAAACTCGTCCCGAAAGGTATGTGGGTTCAATTCCCACCCGAGGCACCATATAGGAGTGTAGTTCAACTGGTAGAACGTTGGTCTCCAAAACCAAATGTTGCAGGTTCAAGTCCTGTCATTCCTGCCAATTAGAAAGAAGGTATTAAAATGATAGATAGATTTAAGAAAGAATGGGAATTTTTAAGTAACTTTCATTATCATCCAATACTGTTTAACGGTGTTTGGTATAAGTGTAATGAATCAGCTTTTCAAGCACAAAAGGTTAGAGGACAAACAGCTCAAATGGTGTTCACTCCATTAGACGCAAGAGAGGCTAAGAAACTAGGAAGAAAAGTTTTGTTACGTAAAGATTGGGAACAAGTAAAAGACGAATATATGTATAAAATATGTAAAGAGAAATTCAGTGATGATTTACTAGCTGAGTTACTATTAGAAACGGGAGACATATACCTTATGGAAGGTAATACGTGGAACGACACTTACTGGGGTGTTTGTAATGGTATAGGTAAAAACAAACTAGGACATATATTAATGAGAATAAGGGACGAACTTAGACAAGGAGAGTAAGATGGCAGAATATGTAATAAGTGACCCACATTTGGGACACGAAAAGTTAAGAAGAGCAGTAAGAACACAATTTGACACAGACCAGCAATTAGCAGATTATTTTGTAAAACAGTGGAACACAACTGTAACAGAAAATGATATTGTGTATGTGTTAGGTGATTTAGGTACTAAAGATTATATTGAGGTTTATTTTCCTTTATTAAAGGGAACTAAAGTATTACTGTTAGGTAACCACGATAATTATAGTAAAGAGTTTTATGATAGGTATTTTGACTATGTATATAATAAACCTTTTTACTTAACTAGTAGAATTTTGTTATCGCATATTCCGCAACCAATTATTCCTGGAAACATAAATATTCACGGTCATACACACGAAATATATTTAGACATTAAAGGGTATTATAATGTATGTGTAGAAATGGTAGATTACAAACCAGTTAAGATGAAGAAGTTTTATAATGAACTTGGTAAAATGATTAAACCAACTTATAGATTTTTATACGAATGGTTCGCACCTTACCAAAAAACAGATACACCTAGAATTGATTTGCAATTTATGAAGAACGGTAAAATAGATTTAGATGTATCACGTAAAAAAATAGATGCTTTTAAAGCAGCTAAAGCGTTAGAGAGAAATAAAAAGAAACAACAATAAAGGAGTGTTTCGATGAAAAAACTATTAGTAGCCTTGTAATTAAAATATAAGGAGGTACAAAAGATGATTCATAAAAACATTGAGAACCAAAGAAGATTAAAAAAAGCATCAGTTGGACATTGGACACGTTGTGCTCCTTGGTTTGATGAAGACCTTGGGCGTTACATAAATAAAATGCTTGAGAAAAGACGCAAGAAATGGATGAAGCACCGTAGTAATATAAGAATTAGATATTATAAAGGTATTATAGCCAATGGCGGTCAATTTAAAAAAGTAGATGAATACTGGTGGGACTTATGGTAGCTCCACCAAACATTGCGGTGAAGTGAAACGGAATCACGTCGGGCTCATTACCCGGAGATATCAGGTTCGACTCCTGTCGTCCGCAACCAAATGTGAGGTTGTTGTCTTGTGAAAAGACGAAACTAGGAGATATCTTAGTGAATGAAGTGAGGTTTAAATCCTCCACCCTACTCCAAATGCCCCCATAGCTCAATTGGATGAGCAACGTCCTTCTAAGGCGTCGGATGCTAGTTCGAATCTAGTTGGGGGTGCCAGATTACGAGATGGCGGAATTGATATACGCAGCGCCCTTCTAAGGCGTGGAGAAGCATATAATAACTAGGTGAAACTCGAGATATAACCTTGTACGAAAACTTCTCTTTATAGGTTTGAATCCTATTCTCGTTACCAGATAGATGTAGTAGCCAAGAGGAAAGGCAGTAGGTTGCAACCCTATGAGCGTGAGTTCAAATCTCATCTACGTCTCCAAAATGGAAGTGTTGGCCTGTTGGTGGTCACCTGTCTTGAAAACAGCTAAACCCGTCTTCGCACGGTACGCAGGTTCAATTCCTGTCACTTCCTCCATAAATGTAGTTATAGCCAAGTGGTAAGGCACCCGTAAAAAAGAGTATCTTGTTTAAGATACACACAGCACACACATATAAAACGAAACGGGGATACTTAGGTTCGAATCCTTCTAACTACATCAAAAACAATTACCTTTATTTCCACCTTATAATCGGGTTAAACAACATTATCTGGTGGAGATAAGTAACAAAATGCACGTGTAGCCAATTTAATGGTACGGCAGGCGGCTTTTAACCGTCGAGATGCAGGTTCGAGCCCTGTCACGTGCACCATTTTAAAATTAAATGAGGATAACATAGAAACTTAGGCTTAGCATTAGTACTAAGAAGTAGAGGTATAATCCTCTCTCCTCACGAATATGCGTCGGTAGACCAACTGGCAGAGTCATAGGTCTTAAACTCCTAACAGTGCGGGTTCAACTCCCGCTCGACGTACCAAATGCGAGTGTAGCCCAATTTGGCAGAGGCGTATGGCTTAGGACCATAATGTTGTGGGTTCGATTCCCTCCACTCGTACCAATAAAAAGAAAGAAGGAATAGATATGAAAACAATCCTTAATTATAGTATTTATAAACATAAATCGTTATTATTTTAAATAACGGTTTTTTGTTTCTTTACTCACAGTTACGCTCTTTACTTATCATCGAAACTGTGTTATAATATAGTAGGTTAAATTGGAGTGGTTTATTTGAGAGTAATATACTTACACAAAGGTAAAGCCAAAAATACTAGAAAGAGTGGTTATGCTCTTTACATAGGTTTTACTTTTGATACAAAAACAATTCAAATAATAAATAAAATGCGAATAAAATATTATCATAGGGGTATTGATATGTGGGAAGTACCATATAAACAACTAGATGATGTTATGTTTGCCTTTTCTGACTTTGCTATAATTTCTAATGATAAAAAAATTAAAGAAGAAATAAAAAGATATAAAAAAGCTAATCGAGATATACTTGGGGCAGTAACTGAATTACCATATAGTTTCAAAACAAAACCGTTTGCACATCAAGTAGCAGGTTTTCAATACGCTGAAACACACAATAGGTTTTTACTGGCTGATGACCAAGGACTTGGGAAGACGAAACAATCGCTGGATATAGCCCTTAGTAGAAAGAAACAGTTTAAACACTGCCTTATTATATGTGGGGTTAACTCTTTAAAATGGAACTGGAAAGAAGAAATAAAAACACACACAAATGAAGCTAGTCGTATACTGGGAACTAGAACAAATAGAAAAGGTAGAGTTGTACAAGATAGTACCAAACATAAATTAGAAGATTTACAATTAGGAAGAGATGAGTTCTTTTTAATTACTAATGGTGAAACATTAAGGAATGTTGAAATAGTTAACATATTACAAGATATGATTTATGAGGGCGAAATTGGTATGGTTATTATTGACGAAATACATAAAATGAAAAACTCACAAAGTCTAGTTGGTAAAGAGATTCATAAACTTAACAGTTATTATAAGATGGCTTTAACTGGTACACCTTTAATGAATGATGCTATAGACCTATATAACATATTAAAATGGTTAGGAGAAGAAACAGGAACTCTTGGTAGATTTAAGTATCGTTATTGCGTTTTTGGTGGGTTTGGTGGTTATAAAATATTAGGTTACAGAAACTTAGATGAATTAAGGGGTAGGTTAGACGACGTACAGTTACGGAGAATGAAAGAAGATGTGTTTGATTTACCACCTAAAATTCATACAAATGTATATGTTGAACTTACGAGTAAACAACGAAAACTATATAACAATATAGAACAAGAACTTATAGAACAAATAAACGAAATATTATTAAGTCCTAATCCACTAGCGAAACTTACTAGGTTAAGACAAGTTACAAGCTACCCACCTATATTAGACCCAGACGTTGGAATGGGCGCTAAGATGGAACAAATACTTGAAGACGTAGATGAGGTTATTTCACAGGGACACAAAGTAATAATCTTCAGTAACTGGACAAGTGTAGTTGACGGTTTGATGGAAGAGCTTAAAAGATATAAACCATTGGAAATTACTGGGGCTGTATCTTCAGAAATACGTCAAGCTCATATAAATGAATTTCAAAAGGATGAAACTAGAAACCTTATTATTGGAACTATTGGAGCAATGGGAACTGGTATTACATTAAGTAAAGGTAGTTATGTTATGTTTGTTGAAGAGCCTTGGAATCAAGCAAATAAATTACAAGCAGAAGATAGAGCCCACCGTATTGGAACAACACAAACAGTACACGTTCGTACATACATAACGAAAGGAACAATAGATGAAAAGATAAATGAATTAGTTTACGGAAAAGGTAATCTTAGTAAGTATTTAGTTGACGGTGATGTAGATTATAAACCTGTTGACTTAACAAGATTAGTTCTTGGACTTGAAGAGAAGGGAGTGAACAAAGTTGTTAAATGAAGAAATAGTAAAGGCACATAAGAAATTAACATTAAAACAAGTACTAGAAACAGAAGAAGAAAAAAGTAGTATAATGTCAATTTCGGCATTAGGATTATACCACGCACGAAAAAAAGCTTCTCAAGTAAAAAAAGTTGAAAAAGAATATAAAGAAGCTCTACTTAATTTATTAAAAGTTGGAGACGAAATTACTTTGACAGATGTAGGACTTACATTATCCTTATCAACAAAAAATACAATTGATATGGATGAGGCACAACTTGAGTTTATATTAAAAGGGCTAATAAAAGAAAATCCAGAATTAGCCAATTTAATGACAACGAAACGACAGATGGTAACAACAGTACACAGTGATATACTACAAAATTATATTGCTGATGGTAGTATAGATGAGAGTTTAATACTACCGTGTATAACAAATAAACAGTCATTAACTATAAAGGTTAAAAAAATTAAAGGGGGAAAATTAGATGGCTAAGATAAAAGAGATGACATTCAGTAAACAACTTAAACTATCACACGGGTACAATTCTTATGGGGTTGGGTTTGGTGTTACTATGGAAATGGAAGATGGTGATGATAGTAAGGACATAAAAGCTAAAGGTTGGAAAACTGTAGACCAGCAAATAGAAAGTCAATTAACTGACGCAATTAAATTATTACAACAGTTGAGCGATTAGTATGAATATGAATTTTTATGCAGTTATACCAGCACCAATACTTACAAGTAAACAATTAACATCTAATGAGAAAATACTATACGGTATTATTTCTTCTCTTACTAATAAACTGGGATATTGTTATGCTGGTAACAGTGCATTAACCGAGTATTTTGAACGTAAGGGTGAGAAAGTACACGTAAAAACAATTAGTAGATGGGTAAACAATTTAGTTAAATTAGGATACTTAACAAATGAATTAATAAGAGCTGATACAAATGAAGTAGAAGAAAGAAGATTACGTTTAGTAGATAAAATAGTTGTAGAAAGAGTTGTAGAAAAACCTGTTGAAAAACAAGTAGAAGAAGTAAAACAAAACTCAAACGACATAACTATAGATTCTATTATTAGTTACCTAAATCAAACGACTAAAAAGAACTTTAATAAGTCAACAAAAGTATATAGGGACTTAATAGGTAAACATTTAGAAGCAGGTAAAACAATAGAAGATTTTATGAGAGTTATTGAAGTTAAAAGTTTAGATGATTGGTTTATTAAAAATCCTCAATATTTTGTGCCTACTACTATATTTAGAGAATCTAAGTTTGATGGTTATTTAAACTCTTGGACAATAGAAGTTAGACAATCAATTTATGCACACGACACAACCGTTATTAAAAAAGATATGAAGCTTAGTGAGGAGGAATTTTAGTGTGGTGGAAAAAATATAATAAAGAAGAATGTCCGCTAAAAGATACCTGTCAATATTTGGGTAAAGGTGGTTGCGTGGAAACTTGTAGATGGTATTACAAAAGTATTTTAATGTATGATAGCAGTAACTTACCCGAAATATCAAAGGACATTGGTAAACTAATACCCGAACAAGAAGATTTAGAAACGTTTAGAGCCTGTAAAAAATATATGGAAAATGTTTATGAGCACGTTAAAAAAGGCGAAGGAATATATCTATACAGTACAAATAAAGGTAATGGAAAAACAACGTGGGCATTTAAGTTTGTTCACGAGTACATTAAACAGTCTGCAATGAATAAAAGTATTATAGATGATAGTGTTTACTATATAAATATATCTGAGTTATTTGAGTTTCTTAGAATTAATATGAATAACAAAGACATAGTAACAGAAGTTGAGAATAGGATACTTGGTTCTAATTTGGTTATATTTGATGACTTGGGAGTAGAATCACCTACAGATTGGGTTACTGGGAAACTGTATAACTATATTAATTATAGATACAGCCAACATAAAGCTATGATTATAACAAGTAATCTTAGCTATCCGGAATTAAGTAAAAGATTAGGTATAAGGATAATGGATAGAATTTCCGAAATATGTAGACCACTAGAATTTAAAGGTGTTAGCAGACGTAGTTTGAAGGGTTGGTGGCAAGAATAATGGTAGAACTTCAATTGCTCAACTATGTAATTATAAATAAAAAGATTGATTTACTTCTACAGAACAACATAACACCAGATAGATTCAGTCCAGAGTATTTGGAAGAGGTTTTGTTTGTTTATAACCATTTCCAAAAGTATGGTAAAGTACCTGACTACCCAACTATGTTAGCTAATTTTGAAGACTTTCAACCAATTGAAGTATTAGAATCACCAAAGTATTTAGTTGAAACATTTAGAGAGGCTTTAATACAACGTATGCAAGTTGATACTATTAATAAATGGGGAGAAACTTTAGGTGGAACAAATAGCATTGAGGCTTTAAACTTTATTACAGCTGAGTTAGAAGCTATTAGAAACATAGGTGTTGGAGAACTTGTTGGTGTAAATATCATAGAAGATACTTCACGTCTTGGTAAATACAATGAAGCTGTTAAAAATCCTGGGTTTATTGGGTTTAAAACTGGAGTGTCAGGACTTGATGAAATAATGGGTGGTATATTGGAAAACGATTTAGTAGTTATTGCTGCTAGAACAAATCAAGGTAAATCATTCTGGGGATTAAAGATTTCTGCTAATATATGGGCGCAAGATAATAGTATATTGTTTTATTCTGGAGAGAATAGTGTATTACACACAGGGTATAGATTTGACACACTAGTAAGTAACTTTTCAAATAGTGCACTTATGTTTGGTGGTACAGATTTAAAGAATGGTAAAACACAAGATGATTACGATAAGTATATGAAAGAGTTAGCTAAGAGTAAAATTCCATTTGTTGTAGTAACACCACAAGAACTTAATGGACACAGAATTGGTATACATAAAGTAGAAGCATTATATCAACTTTATAAACCAAAAATTATCTTTTTAGACCAACTAAGTTTAATGCAGGATGATAGAGGAACTGGTAGTCAAAGTGAGAGGTTTAAATATTCTCACGTTATGGAAGATTTGAGAAACTTTGTGGAAACAAAACACGTTCCAGTTGTTATTATGGCACAAACAAGTAGAAACAATGTAAAGAATGATGATGGTATTTTAGAACCCGCACGTATAGAACACTTATCTGAATCTGATGGTGTAGGTACTAATGCTACTAAAATTATTACATTCGCAGTTAACAAAGGACAACTACACGCTATCGTAAGAAAGAATACATACGGTGAAAAAGAACGTGGGTTCAAAATGATTTGGGATATAGACACTGGAGTATTTTCAGATTTTACAGAACCAGACGCTTATGGTGATTATGTGCCAGGAGATGACGCACCACCAGAACCAGCTAATGGAGATGAAATATTCTAATGTTAGATAATTATAACATACTTTCACAATTAGATATTATTGAGATTATGGAAACGTTACAAGAGGAAACGTACCAAAATACAAAATATTTAAGGGAAGTGAAAAGAACAGGTAATAATATGATGATAACCTGTCCTTATCACAGTGGCGGTACAGAACAGAATGTATCTATGGGTGTTACTATTGACGACAACGACAAATCTAGAAAAGGAACTTGTCATTGTTTTACTTGTCATATAACCGTAGACTTATTAACTTTAATTGGGTTTGTAAATGGGGTAAACGACGTAGGACAGTTTGGAAACAAATGGGTACATAAAGAGTATTTAATATACGATAATACGGAAGAAAGACAACCCATTAAAGCCTTTAAACAAAAGGAAAAAGTAACACCGTTACTTATACCTGAGGAAGAAGTATTAGTGTATGCAGAACAAATACCAGCTTACATTATTAATAGGGGCGTTACTTTAGAAATAGCTGATAGATTTAATGTTGGTTATGATAAAGAAAAACACAGTGTTACATTTCCTGTTTATGATAAAGATGGTAGATGTAGATTTATACAAAGAAGAAGTATTGATAGTAAGTATTTCTTAAACACAGAAGGAGCAGATAAAGATTCTACTCTTTATGGTATTGACCAACTATACAAAGAGTTACAAACTGGTAATTCTGGTATTATGGAACTGTACGTCGTTGAATCTATTATTGACGCTTTATATTTATGGAGTAACGGTAAATATGGTGTTGCTACTATGCAAGCTATACCCACAAAGGCACAGTTAAAATTACTTAATGATTTACCTATTAAAACGTTAATTGCTGCGCAGGACAACGACAATGCGGGCATACGTGGGGCATTATATTTAAGAAAGCATTTAAGTAGTAAACTTATTAAGAGATTTATGTTTCCAGATTACGCTAAAGACATTAACGATATACCTAGTAATGTGTTAAGTGAAATTCGTACTACACTCATCTTTTAGCTCTTGTATTTAGTGGGATTATGTGGTATAATTAGTAGTAAATAAAAGTGGTATAAAAAGGAGATAGAAGATGAAAAACAATCCAAAGAAATTACCTTTGGCAGAAACCTTCGTATCAATACAAGGCGAAGGAAATTATGCAGGTAAAAAAGTAGTATTCATTAGATTTAGTGGTTGCGATTTTAGATGTGCGTGGTGTGATAGTAAATACACTCATATGGTAACCGACGAAACAGAATACTTAAACACTGACGCTTTGTTGTTAAGAGTTAGAGAAGTAAATGGAGAAGGAGTTATTAATAATAGTGGTCGTAATGCAGACCATATTGTTATTACTGGTGGAAATCCAGCATTGTATGACCTAGAAGAATTTGTTGTAGGACTACACGAAATGGGAATGAAAGTACATATTGAAACACAGGGTTCAAAATGGCCAAGTTGGTTGAAGTATGTAGATAATGTAGTATTTTCACCAAAACCACCAAGTAGTAAAATGAAAGTAAATCAATTATGGTTAGCAAACAAAATAAATGAGTTTGCAAAGTATAAGATGATTAATAAAGAGGTTATAGTTAAGATACCAATATTTGATGACATTGATTATGATTGGGCAAAAATGTTTTATACTATGTTAGATATGAGTAACATAGACCATTACTTTTTATCCGTAGGTAATCATAACCCACACGGAGATGATAAAACACGTACCGTTGTTGAGGGAGTATTAAATGGTTATGCTTGGTTAGTAGATAAAGTTTTAAAGGATAAAGAGTATACAAATATATCAGTATTACCCCAGTTGCACTCCTTATTGTGGGGGAATACGACAGGTGTGTAAATATATTAAGGGGTATAAGGGACTATATACCATTAGTGAACTTTGTGAAATAGTTTACTTAAAAACGGGTAATGTTTTAAAACCCTATGATAATGGTAGTGGGTATAAGAAAGTTGATTTATTTATTGCTGGGAAACGTAAAAAGTTTTATGTTCATAGATTAGGAGCAATAGCATTTATACCCAATCCATTAAATAGAAAGTATATAAATCACATTGATGGAAATCCTAGTAATAATGAACTTAGTAATTTGGAATGGTGTACACACAGTTATAATGTTAAACACGGTTATGATATTGGGTTACATAAACCAACTCGTGGAGTAGGAAGTAAGTTCACGGAAGCTCAAATTAAAAAAGTAAGAGATTTTAAAAAATCAGGTAAACACCGAAAAGATGTTTACAAAATGTACTCAGAAAAATGTACTTTTGGTTCATTCGAGAATATATGGTATGGGTATGTGTGGAAGAAAAATAGTAGAAACATAACAGGAG